TGAAATCGGCCCACGACCGTTTGATCTCCACCTCGGTCAAATACCCCGACTTGGTGATTATCACCAAATCTGCCTCGTAATTGAGCAGCCCCCACGAAAGGTTCGGAATGAATATATCCTGCCGCTTGTTCCAAATCCCGCTATTGCGTAATGCGATCTGAATCTCATCGACTGTCAGTTTCGTGTCCATTATTCCTATGTCTCTTAAAGTGTTCAATGATCTCTGCGGCAATAGCCTCGACGGTCTTGCCCCGGCCTCGGCCATTGCGGCGCACTCGTTCTATTTTCTGGAATCGCCGAATAACTCCCGTTGGTTGAAGGTATTCATCAAGACCTGAATAAGAAACAATTTCGTTAAGCCATTCCTTTACGTCGAATCCATCCGGCGGTCCCTGCCAAATGCCGTCAATCAAAAAGTTTTTCATTCCTCGTTTAGTTTTTGGACGAACAATCTCAAATCTTCACACAGTGTAGGATCGCAATCCCGACCAGCCCCACCACAACCATCCTTGTATACGCAAGAGGACTTGAAGGCCTCTACCGATTTTTGCCGCATCTGTTCCTCAGCCTCCCGCTCGGCGAGTTCGGCCGCACGGGTCATTGCCACCCGAAGTTGCCATTTGGCGTGGTCGGTCATCTCTACCGTTAGATGATTCATCAACTCATCTATAAATTCCTTCGCGTTTACGCTTTTCATTCTTCATTCATTTTTTGAATGAATATCGCTTTTGCTCCGCATCCGATATTGCCATCAGCCCCAAACGAGCACCCTTTGGGACAATTCGCGGTGCAAAACGCCTCAATCGCTTTCGCCCGCATCCGCTCCTCGGCCTCCTGCTCGGCAATATCTGCGATCTCTTTGAAGAGACGACAATATTCCGCAGTTTCATCAACTTGATAAGGAGCCGAAAAGGCTTGCCGATACCTTTCAATAGCTTCTTTGGCTTTTTGACTTTTCATATTCTATCTGGCTGTCTTATTGAAAATTTCAAACAACGGATTATAGACATCCGCAAATCGTTTTCGCTGCTCCCGATCGGTCAATGTGTTTGCAAACTTATGGGCGACGATACGTTTCTTTGCATCCCATATTATCCGGGCCTTATCGACACCGGGGACGAAAAACGTATTCGGGTACTTGCGCCATTGAATCAATGCTCCGGATTCAACCAATGCGAGTATTTCCGCCGGAAGCGTTTCTTTCACCGTCTCGACATGGAGTATTTTCCCGCGTTCACGCTCGATTGCAGCCTCCGTTTTTTCGATTTCCCCCTGTAAACGTCGGAGTGATTCGTTTTGCCGATCCCATTTATCGAGTGTAGCCTGGCCGTTGCGTTTGTCGTTCAATGGCTGACCGTTAGTTTGTTTAACAGTGTCAAAATGGGTTTGCAGCCTGCGATCGAAAAGTTGCTGTTTCTTTTTCAACGATTCCTCGAGGATTTCAAGGCGTTTTGTCGGTTTCATGGCTCAATCATTTTTATCGTTATCGTCATCGGTATAGCTCACATCCTCATAATTCACGCAGAAGTCGAAGCCCGGATCATCGTCGAATACTCCTTTGGCTCGGCATTCTTCGTACTTTCGGCAGTTATAGCAATGACATTCGTTTATTGGTCTGTTGATCTTCATTTTCTCTTCCCTTTTAGCTCCGCAACGCGGCGGAGGATGTAGATTCTTTGTTTCGTGCGGATATATTTGTCGGCTTGTGTATAGCTCCATCCAAGCGACAATGCAAACTCGCGTAAAAGCATAGATGGACAGTGTATACGAGCCTCTTCCCGCAGTCGTTTCAGTAGGCGTGTTTTCATCGTTTGTAATTTCTAAAATCGAAATCTATTCGCATAATCCGTAATAGCTCACAACAAGGCTGTCTTTCGCGCCCAAAAACGCTACAAGGACTTTCATAGCTCTATCGTTAATACTCCACAGCCGCCCGGCGGTCGATGAAGAAGTGGATTCCCGGAGCACACTCGTTCCAACGGTCATCGTCAAAATCGGAAACCTCGACGGTAGCGCCGACCGCATACACGAAGTTTTCGTCATGATCCGAACAAACCGTCTCGATGTCGGCATTGGTTCCGTCGAAGTTCTGAATATCAACCACAAAGGCTTTGTCACAACGGCATTTTTCGCCTCCGGCGGAACTTCGTCGGGCGTTCTCCGGGATTTGCAACTTCACGATATATCCCGAAGCCTTTTTCCATCCGATGAAACTGCCATCGGTGGGACAAGCCATGTATGCACCTTTGGCTTCGCGCAGGTTGGCTTCGCGCAGGTTGGCTCCGCGCAGGTCGGCTCCGCGCAGGTCGGCTCCGCGCAGGTCGGCTCCGCACAGGTCGGCTCCGCACAGGTCGGCTCCGCACAGGTTGGCTTCGCGCAGGTTGGCTCCGCGCAGGTCGGCTCCGCGCAGGTCGGCTCCGCGCAGGTCGGCTCCGCGCAGGTTGGCTCCGTACAGGTTGGCTCCGCGCAGGTTGGCTCCGCGCAGGTTGGCTCCGTACAGGTCGGCTCCGCGCAGGTTGGCTCCGAACAGGTCGGCTCCGCACAGGTCGGCTCCGCCTTTCAAAGCCTCCAATACTGTTTTGGCGAGCGTATTATCAACGCTCGAATACTCGAAAATGATAGAATCTGTCCAGCGGTTCTTAATCGATATTTTAATCTCTTTGCTCATAGTTGTTGGTAGTTGGTTAAATGTTAGTTATCGTCCGAAAACAAGGCAGGCGGCATCCCGGGCGTGTTCCGATGTCCTGCCCTGCCACTTCGTTATTGTCTTAAACTGTGCCTCCGTGAGTTTCGTGCGGTTGCACCCAGGAGCTATCATCCGATATTGCAGCCCTTGTTCCCTACACCAGTCCTCCCAAATGCGGCTGTCGCGTTTCACGGAGCCCGCACCCTGCAATTTCTCCCGCCCGGAGTGTCCGAACCACTTGCGCTGCCGGGCATCCTCAATGAACAACCGGATATTATCTTTACCACGAATATCCGCGATCATCTTCACGCGCTCCATTGCCTGGGTGATGGTGTACGTGGAGACCTCGGCGAGATATTTTGTGTCCGAATGCCATACGGCAAAGCCTGTATGCACACCCGTGTCAATGCCGATGTACGTCATAGCTCGTCCGGAATATGATACCGTGCCTTGTCCACTTTGAGCACCCAGCCGGGTTTCTCGGCCCCATTGATGCGTATCGGAGCGTAATCGTCCGTGCTGCCGCCGTTCCGAGCTACTTCATTACACATCGCAGAATACGTCAGAATCCGACATTTCACATCAATGCCCAGGATGTCGGCAATCGTCAGCCGTTTGTACGTAAACGTGTCCAGCACCCTGTTCAGGGCATATTCCAGCCGCTTCCCGCTCATACCCGTCTTCCCGATACGCTCGGCAAGGATGGAGAAGAATTCGCTCGACATATCCGGGAAACATACGGACAGCTTATGCACCGCCGTGGCGATATGTGCCGCCGATGCCGGAGGCCCGGCAAGTACGGATACCTCCTCACTCCCACTCTTGGCGAGTGTGAGCGCGAGAGATTCCTTCGGCGACAGCCCGAGCGAGTTCATCAGGGCTTGGGGGTTGATTCTTTGTACTTCGTCCATGACTCACAATTCGTTGGTTTTGTTCGTACTGCTGGCTCTTGCGCAGCCAGTTGTTGAAATGACGCTTGCAGTCCCGCTTGTCCTTGACCACCTCGCCGCTATTCTGCACGTCAGCGGCATATTCGCGGATTTTATGCTCGACGTAGGCTCTATTCAGGTGCTTGTTAATGCACAACAACTCGATCCATCCATCTTCGCCTGTGAGATAGTCTGCGACAGCCGCTACGGGAATATACTCGTATGTGCCATCGGGGAGCGGCTGCGGGGGTACTTTTTTCGCGCAACTTTTTTCGGGGGCTACGCCCGGGGATTTACGGGGTTGGGCTTCCTGAGCACACGCAGTGATTCCACCCATTTCCGTTTCCTCCGGGCTTTCCCCTTCCTCGCGCGTGCGCGCTCCAGAGGGAGAAGAAGATGATGATATTACGACGTAAGGAGTAATATCTTTACTTTCCTTTACTTTACTTTGGGGGGTTATTGTATGCAATAACTCACTTGCAACGGGGTTATTGCATGCAGAAACCCCATTATTGTATGCAGAAACTAAGACATAAGGCAATTTGGCACCTGTATTACGTCTTTTGGTTATCGAAAAAAACCGCTTCTGAATTCCTTGACTCGTTAAAACCTTCACCGAGTTAAACAGGGATTCGTCGAAAAATCCCCATTTAACTAAGCGGTTTATTATTTGGTCAAGTAGTTCAGGGCTTATTCCCGGAAGATCTCGAAGCATTTTATATTTCATCGGCTCATTCCACAATATGAAGTATCCGTTTCGGTATACCGCACAAAGCAGCTTGATAACAACGATGTCTCCCTTGATCCCAAATTCTCCGGAAATAGCAGCTATTTTCTCGTCTGCGAAAAAATCCACGTCTAAAGGAAAGTAATCTAATCCGGTCTTATTAGGTCTTGCCATATCATAACCTCATTCTCTCTTTCTCGAAACTGATCATCGTGCGCAGGTTATCGCATTGGTGCTTGCACGCCGCATTGATCCGGTCAAGCCACTTCTCCAATGCGTTCAACTCTGCCGTTGCGCTGTTCACCAATTTCGTGGCCATTGATGGCGACAGAGAGAGAATCGCCTCGCGTTCGTCGTGAAAGAACTGCGCTACGGCCGTGTCGCGCAGGCCAGTCACTTCACTCAACAACTCACCGCTGCGGGCATAGTATACTCCCAACTGATCGAGGCGTCCGATCATCGCGTTGATGTCGGCATCATTGAGACATTCAAGCAGGCATTGTATGTCCCTGGCCTCCCTTCTTATCTCGTCGATCCTTGTCATGACGTTTGATGATTTTCTTGTATAACAATTTGGCGTTTCGCAATGCGTTCTGCTCTTTCACGGTCTGGCCCCGGCATTGTTCCAGGTCCCGAAGAATACGCACGACCTGATCTACCTCCCACTTTTTTAACTCATACATAAGCGAACCATTTTAGCTGCTATCTGTTCTTTGATTCGATCAGCGTTATCGAGAGCCTCGCGTATTTTTCTGATAAATTCCTCGTCCCGATTCACACGCAGTATTTTGAGCATAAAGTATCGGTTTTGACACCTAGGGTCGTAGGATATGAAATCACACCATCTGCGGCCTGTGACGAGCAAGTTCCCTTGAATTTGGGCATAATACTCGGGCTTGATACCATGCAATTCCGAAGCTGTTTCCAGCAGCAGATATTTGGCGTGTATGGCCGAGTTGTAAGGACACTTGATCTCGATGATACCGTCCTCTCCGACCAATCCGTCGGGACTGCCTCCGAAAGTCCGCGACCATTCGATAAATCCGCAAAGATCGACAGCGTTACCCGTGCGATCCTCGTAAACAATCCGGGCCTCCGGCTCGTATTGGTGTCCCCAACGTACCTCGCGTGTGTTCAGTTCGTTATAATCCAGACATGTGCCGTTAGTCAACTCCTCGGCCAACTTGTCGAAAATGTAACTTTCAGCGGTCTTGGAAACATCCCCCGACCTGGGTTTAGTCATCAGCTTGTGAAGCTCTGACGAGGTGAAATGAAACAGGCGGTCGTTGAACCATTCGGGGGTGTTCTGATATGTATTCGAGCCATTCATATCGTTGTTTGATTATTTTTCGGGGAACAGATCGCCGTTGGATGATTGCTCAGCATCAGCGGTAGAAGCGGTAATATCGAGTATACGCTCCTCCATCTCCTCTTTGCTGATTTGGCCTCGCATGAAAGCGGCATTTATTTCAGCCTCAGTTGTCAACGATAAAGGAGCGGCAAGCGTAAGGTCTTGTTGCGGCGCCTCGATAGCATCCACGTATTTCACGCCATCACGCTCTACAACGGCTTGGTCTGATCCAATAGCGTCACGCATTTCAACCGACAGGGGAGCATATTTAGCGAGCAGAAGTTTTAGTACCGTCTTTTTAGCCATCGCATCGAAGTCGGTAGTCCACTTGCTTTGCTCACGGACGAAACTCTTTGATGACGAATAGGTCTGGCTATACTTCTTTGCATGAGATTCGACTTGTTCTAACGTCATGTAGAACATCTTCTCAAAGCCATTTGTCAGCCTGAAAAATGATACATATCCAATCGTGGAAAAGTCGTCCCGATCGGCAACTCGTTTGAATTTTATTTCACCAGTTACCAGGTCTTCGTCCAGGAGCTCGCCCTCTTTTACTTCGGCAACATTGATCGTTTTGAATTGCCCGCTGCGAATAGCAAGCTGAACAAATCCCTTGTAGCCGATCTGGAATTGAGCCTCAGTCTTCCCTTCGCGGTTATTCTTGTAAGGAATAACGTAGGCAAAGCCCAGATTCGGGTCGAGCGGAAGATCAAGCGCTGTGGCTTTGATACCGGCATACATGACACTCAGCGGATCGCACTCCTGCAATTTGTTGTTGTTGGCAACTAAGGCCGTTAGGTTATTTACAAAGCTGCTTTTTTTCTCGCCCAACACTTTTAGAAGATATTCTTGCGTTTGAGGCTTCGTAATTATTCGATTGAATTCTTGTAAATTAGACATAGTTGTTGTTGGTTATAAGTTGTTTTGTTTTGCGTAATTTCTCAAACTGGCCAAGTGGCCCGGCCATATCCGTCCGTCGATGTCGGTGACATTCAATATTTCGATGCTGTCCCGGCATCCGACCTGAACTTCCTCGTAACATGCGAAATCCACGTCGTAGCGCATTTCGGTGATCGGTTCGTAATGATGTACCGCCCGGATGTCGTAGATTTTGTAGGCTACGGTGTATATCTGACCGTCCTGATCGCCCCGGACATCCTTGTCGATAGCTTCCCGGATGGCTTGGAAGATCAGCTTGAAATCCACATCCGTCAGCCGGGATCGTATTCTCAACCATTCGCCGCGCTCACCCGTGATGTGCTCGCTGGGAATGTCCACCAGCTCCTCTGTAACCGGGAGTGCCGGGGATGTCGTCGTAGTGAGGTATTGCGTGTTCATGGTAACTGACGGTGTAAAAAGGTTGGATATTTGCGATGACCCTCATCCCAGCCCGCGAACGGCCACGGAATGGGCATCGCGTCGGTATGGTTGCCTTTGACTTCGGACGCGGGGAGATGACCCGCATCCCGAAGTTTGGAGAGCCGCACCTTCACGGCGCATTCAGTTCGCCCGAGCTCCGCCGCTATCTCTTCGATGCTGGCGCCGTGACGGTACATATAGATCATATTGTTGATGTCGTCAAGGCCCCAGCGAGGCTTGTTTTCCTTTCTCATGGCTAATCGAATTTTTCAAATACGCGGGTGAGAATGACCTCCACGACGTCGTAGATGCGCTTGTCGGAGTAGACGATACCGAAGACTGCGGCTATCACCAATAGCGGCAGAACCAGCGTTACAAGATGCTCCATGATTCAGCGGTTTAGAATTTTTTGATGCGAATCGACCCGACCTCTATTTCGGTCGAGAAATACCGGTCTTCGCAGTCGGCAATGGCGTATCCCAGCGCAAGAAGAGGATGCACCGTTTTGTAGGGACACGAAAAATCGAGCCCCGCGGGTTGATCGCCGTACTCTTTGCGTACGGTTGCAGTAAAGGATACCTGGTAGGTTTGTTCTTCGCTCAGAGTGAGCTTCCGCATGTCGCGGAGAAAATACGGGAAACGCTTTGCGCGCGGTGTGGTCTGGGTGCTATTTACCCCGGTACCACTTGTGTTGTGGTTTGGCATTTGGTTAACACAAGTTAGTTGAACAATATGTATAAAAGAAGGACGTGCCCTCCAGTTAGTCGCCAAACCACCACAACTGCGGGTGCAGAAGTGAACCGAGAACACGCCCTAAAAGGCGTTTTGTATTTTCTGATTTACCCTCAATTGGGTGGTTTGGCTCTACAAATATACAACTTCATTTCGAATCTGCAAAATTATTTGCCAATAGTTGTTTCGATTTTAGTTATTCGTGGATAGGACGCCAGCCGATAATACTATATGGCGTAATACTATTGCGACGCAGGGAGGATTAGAACCTCCGACCTCCACAGGCAGACACTCCGACGCGCCGGGATGTCTGCCAGTAGCGTACTACCGCTGTACTACTGCGTCAATCTGGGGTATTGGGTAGATTCGAACTACCTCTGCATTGCGCGTGCAGCTGACCCATCTTTGCCGATGTCACAATACCCTGCGGACTTTCCCGCCGTCATATCCCGCATGGCAGGGACTCTTTCACCGTTTCCGCCTCTGGTGCGATTTTAGCGTACTTGCGTTGAATTTGTGTGCCTAATTTAGCTCCTGCTTGACCCTCGCACGGTTGTGGGATAATTATCTTAGATTCAATGCCATCCTCCGCGCCCTCTCGGCATTTTTGAGGTAGCGCGCCTTGTATTTCTCATTGGCTTTCTCCGGAGGAACCAGGATTACCGTGTTTCTATCGAGCCGTAAGGGCACGAGGTTCTTTTCTTTGATTTCCCGAATGTAATTTTGCATAATATTATGCGAAATTATACGCTATTTATATGCTAAAATTTAGAATAATGTCTCGGAATAATGTTTGATAATTGAAATCATCGTAGTTTTTATACCGGTTCCGCTTTCTTTGAAAGCCCCCTCTTTCACGTCCAAGACCTCGGCACCTACATTTTGTAGCCATTCCCGGAACTCAGCGCATTTTTTTTCAGAGCCAATTTTCCAATGAGAACTACATATAACGGCCATCCGCCCTCCCGTACGAAGTAGTTCATACATTTTCATAGTATGATCTACGTCTTGATTATTGCTAAACGGAGGATTTGCAATTATAAGCGAATACGTATCATGGCACTCTGTGATGAAATTCTCGCCTTTTATCCTAACGCCCGATATTCCATGAAGAATTTCTCTGTTCTCGGGCATAAGTTCGTAACAGTCAACAATGACCGATGGGCAGCTGCGATGGACGGCTTTTACCAAAGCTCCGCGGCCTGCACTCGGTTCCAGCACGTCGTCCGTATCTCGAATACCTCCAACCAACGATACCAACAAATCGGCTACTTCCGCCGGAGTTTCAAAAAATTGAAACTCCTGTGCTAAATTACAGCGGCCTGTCGTATGCAATTGATTAAATACGCGGTTGGCGTCAAATGGGAATCTGAAAGCCTGTATTTTCCCTCCTACCCACTCGCCGCCAGCCTCTTCTATGCGCTTTTTAGCCTCCGCATATGATTGTTTATTGAACTGTGTCGGTGGCAATTTAAGCATATTGTCCTTCAAGGTGCAGTGCTTAAGTATTTCATCTGCGCTCCACTTTGCGCCTGTATCCTCTTTTGAGGCCTTTCCCGCGGGTTGCTCGTCGATACCCAACATATTCTGCAAAGCCTTCATGGCGTTGTTTTCTATAGTCATAAGATCGGACATGAACTCTAAAAGAGCCATCATGAAATCACAATCTATATGCCCTGTATCGTCATATATGTCGCGGTCTTTAAGAAGCGCGGGAATCTCGGACAGCGGTTTAATGCTACCATGTAACGCTTTTATTAAAGTCTCGTTTCTGCTCTGCATAGCTCCTTTGTAGATAAATTCTTGTCGTCTCAATACTTCCGTGTCCCAGGATGTCCGCCAATTGGACTATATCGTTTTTCTTTTTTAGAAACATCTTTGCAAAAAGGTGCCGAAATGCGTGTGGGTGCATCTTATCTGATGAAATACCACATTCGGCACCCCATTTTTGCAAACATTCCCGCAACCATCTATTGCTGTACTGACGGCCTTGCGAATTACTGTATACAGGATATGATCTATTCTCTATTCCCACGTATTCCGCAACACGAGATGATACATCTTTCGGGAAAAAGATACGGCGATATTTGTTGCCCTTGCTATTTATCAAGACCTCGCCGTTAATCACGTCTTGCCACGTCAATTTGGCAAACTCCGACTGTCGCACCCCTGATGTCGCCAAGATGCGAACCCACCAATAATATTTCTTATCTTGAAAATTGAGCAAATAATCCAACATCTTTTGATACTCCGATTCAGTAGGGATGTTATCAAGGGCCAATGATTTCTGAATTTTGGGCCTGCGAATCTCTATCGGTTTCTTAATATAATTCCCGAATTGCTCAAGAGCCGTAATGCGTAATCTTATAGTCGACGGCTTCTGGCCCTCGTCGCTTAAAGTTTGGATGAACCTCCGGACGTTCTCCGCATTATATTCGGAGGCATATTTGAAGAAAGAGGATATGCCGTGTCTGTATGTCGCTATTGTATTGGGAGAATAGTCCTTCACTGTAGTTATATGCTCCAAGAAATTAGCTAATAATTCCTTGTTCTTCTCCGATACCTTATCCAATTTATCCAGTGGCTTGGACGGTCGGGCTGTCGTCTTATATCCGATGCCGAACGTTGCGAGGAAATCACATATTGACTCGGACATTATGCTTATATGCTGCGCCCTAACGTCGGCAATATGGGATTTGCGATACTTAAGATACCCCCGCCGATTAATAGTATCGGCTTGTTCAAGGAATGACGCAACGTGCATTATGTACATTCCACATTTTCGGTACGACATCCCGCGATTATACAGCCCCGATATATATTCGGACAGCATAGCTTGACGTGTTGCTTCCATAATGAAAATTTTTCATTTTTTTTGAGTTGAGCCACCCGGATTCGAACCGGAAGCGCCACCTCCAAAGGGTGATGTGTTACCGTTACACCATAGCTCAATAAATGCCGGTCTTTCCCGGCTGCCAGATGCTTTCGCATAACCTGTCCGATAGAGTCAAGCGTCTGTTCCGCTTTGCCATTGCCGCGCAATCGGCAATAATCCCTTGCGCTATCGTCGCTCTACTTGCATCACCAACAAAGGGGTTGCGGAGGGTGAGAGATTCGAACTCCCGAAGCGTTGCCGCTCGCCGGATTAGTAAGCCGGAGCCTTCAACCACTCGGCCAACCCTCCAAATATCGCCCGCGGGCCTCACGGATGGCGGGCGACGGTAAAACGTTAATAGTGAAACAAGGCATCGTCACGCCTTTTCTTTGACGAAACGCCCGCCGGAGCCGCGTTTACGCCGATATTTTTGTAATTCGGCCTCAGCGGCATAACGAATGTTCCGTTCTTCGGCGCACTTTTTCAGGAGGTCATTGCGGTCTTTTTCACCCGCGGCGAAACTCCGGCGAATGTCCGCATTTACGCGCTCCAGCCGTTCGATCTCCGCGCGGTATCGCTTCCGCGGAGTGAAGTCCATGCCCAGAAATTTCCGGGCCTTGAATGTCTCGGTTCTCATATTTGTGCAATTTCAGGGTTAACGACCATATGATACTCTTTGTAGCGGACAATCCGCCCTCTGTCGGCATCGTGGCTGTAACACCAATCGCCGACGATGATGTAGCCTTTACGCCGGAGCCGCGTGACGATCTTTCGCAGCTCTGTTGTGCCGAATTTGTTCATCGCTTTCCACACCGTCAGCGTGCCGCCTCTGATGAAGTAAGCCAAGATGCGGGCCTGGGGCTTTCTTGAATCTTTCTTCATAGCCTTGAAATTTTAAGGTTCTTATGCCCTGACACCATCGAAGGCCAGGCACACCGATCACGTGCATCGGCGCCATCAGGGCAAGGGTGCGGGCTTTGCGCGGTGTGATAACCACTAACTTAAACTACAAAATGGACAGAAAGAACGTGTGCACTCAGCCCGCATTGGAGCCCGTGAAGTCGATCAAAACCGCACGGGCATAATTTGCGTTCTATTTATCCCGGTGGTCCTCGCCGCTCATATCATCGCAGCTTTGGAGCCCGTGCCGGTCTTTCGCGCATTTCGGCTATTTGCTTACTCGCGGCCGCATCTTCTCAATGGCGGCACATAGTGCAGTACGTTGCAGGCGTCGGTCGGAATGGTGTGGCTCCGACTGCCCGATCGCTTTCTGCCTTGCGGCTGGGGTTATTGCCAGCGATCAAACCCCTAACCCTTGCGGGCTGCTATCTTGGGAGTGCGGCAGGATTCGAACCTGCGTAGATGGTACTTTACTTCACATCTCCTTCCGTTAGTTATGCGGAGGCATTGCCAACCTGCCACGCACTCCTTGTTGCTATTCCTGCTTCTCGAATTTTATAGAATCATCCGCGAATACAACTCGATTGTCTTGGATATACCGTGCGATGCTTTTATCGTTTACTTGGCATTCGATAGCCGAAGTAAGGATAATCATCGTCGAGGTTCCCCAGCTCTCGGCGTTAATCGTCGAGGTTCCCCAGCTCACGGCGTTGATCGTCGAGGTTTCCCGGCTCTCGGCGTTAATCGTCGAGGTTCCCCAGCTCACGGCGTTGATCGTCGAGGTTCCCCGGCTCTCGGCGTTGATCGT